ACATGTAATTTTAAGAATCGAATCATTGAACCACTACACAGTCGATTCTCAAATATAGAATTTAGAATCAACAACAAAGACAAACCTAAACTTGCAGCTCAGTTATTTCAGAGAGCAACATTCATTCTATCAGAACAGAATATTGATTATGAAAAACCTGTGGTTGCAGAACTAATCAAGAAGCACTTTCCAGACTTTAGAAAACTTATCAACGAACTGCAAAGATATTCTGTTGCAGGCACGATTGACGCTGGCGTTCTTGTAAATGTTTCTGATGAAAATCTAAAGACTATAATGGCACATCTCAAAGGCAAAGAGTTTGGCGAGATGCGAAAGTGGGTTGTAAATAATCTTGATAACGACCCAGTTAAAATCTTTAGAAGAATATATGATAGTTTATATACAGCATTACAACCAGAAACAATACCTCATGCTGTTTTGATTATTGCTGACTATCAATACAAATCTGCTTTCGTAGCAGACCAAGAGATTAATCTAGTGGCATGTTTAACTGAACTGATGTCCCAAGTTAAGTTTAAGTAATGTACGACCTGTTTAAAGATTATCTACCAGCGATAAATCACACCAAAAAGAATCTGATGGATTCAGATGACCCTATGTGGGAAAAGAAATACCCTGCATTTATGGTCAACAAAGTCCTGTCTGGTTTTCAAGATACCATCATGCTCAGTAATGAAATGAATCGAAATCATTTTCTTGACAGAGATATGCAATTTCAATTTCTACTAAATAGTATTAGGCAGAAGAAAAGGTTTACTCCATTTCTGAAGGCTGGTAAGATTAAAGATATTGAGTGTGTAAAAGAGTATTATGGATATAGTAATGAAAAGGCCAAATCTGCTCTCAACATACTCACCAAAGAACAATTGAAATTAATTAAAGAAAGTTTATATAAAGGTGGGACAAAATGAATGAGTTAGATAATAGTTGGCATCCTGAAAAGATGCTCGAAGTACAATTAAAAGAGCCAGATGATTTTCTAAAGGTTCGAGAAACCCTAACAAGAATTGGCGTTGCCTCGAGGAAAGACAAAAAGTTATTCCAATCATGCCACATTCTACACAAACAAGGAAGATATTTCATAGTGCATTTTAAAGAGTTGTTTGCCTTAGACGGCAAGTTTTCTAACTTCTCTGAGAATGACCTTGAAAGAAGGAATACTATTGCTCAATTATTGGGTGATTGGGGTTTGATTACTATACTAAATAAAGAGCAAGCTGAGAACAAGGCACCTCTTTCACAGATTAAAGTTCTTGCGTTCAAAGATAAGAACGACTGGGACTTACAAGCAAAATACAACATAGGTAAAAAAGTAGATGACGAAGGCGCCGAAGTTTAGAGATTTCATTACCGAAGAAGTTCAAAGAAGCAAGATACATGTTGCTGTCTTAACTAAAGTCAACGCCGACAGCAAGTCTGTTGTTAGCAATATGATACTAAAGGAGTGTGAGAAACGAAAGATTCCTTGTCATATTGTTAATACTCAAGAAGCATGGGTAACGAAGAACGACTTAGACAAAGGCACACTTCTTGTTTCAAATATTGATGGCGAAGATACCGAAGTAGAATTTGAACTGGCAAATACAATTTGTTTTGTTCGTGCTGGCGTTCTTGAAGATGAAACTGGTCTTGCATTACTCTCAACATTTGAAAACGCTGGTGCGTTTATGATAAACACTAGAGATGGTATGTTGACATGTGATAATAAAATGTCTGCATATATTTCTTTTGAAAGAGATAACATACCTACTCCAAGAACTGCTCTTATTTCAAACGAAAAAGGATTACTACACGCCCACGAAAGACTGGGTGGTAAATATCCTGTGATTATGAAAACACTTACAGGTACTCAAGGTATCGGTGTGTCAATCGTTGAGTCTGAAAAGAGTATGATTTCAGTTGCACAATCACTTTGGAAGTTTGGCGCTGCACTTCTACTTCAAGAGTTTATGAAGTTTGATTTCGACATTCGTACAATCGTAGTCAATGGTAAAGTCTTAGCCTCTACAAAAAGAACGAGTGCAAAGAAAGACTTTCGTTCTAACAAACACAGAGAAGCAACTACTGAAGCATATAAGTTATCAAATGATGAGCGTAAGTTAGTTTTAGATGCTGCTCGTTCTGTTGGTGCCTATATGGTCGGTGTAGACCATGCGATAGTTAATGGTGAATACTATGTCTTAGAATGTAATGGTTCTGCTGGTCTTGGCTCAGACTTTGGATTATATAATACTACTAGAGAAGATGAGTCCTATGTCGGAAAGGCTAAAGGCGAAACTATAGTGAAAGAGTTATTTGATTATATCACTCAAGATATTCATAGAAAACATTCGTTCAATAAAGAATCAGGTTTTCACGAGAGAGTGGTTATTGATGGTTATGGACCGATTCGAGCTAAGTTTGATACAGGAAACGGAACTCATGCCTCTATGTTTGTTGTAGATAAAATTGATGTCAAAGGCAAAACTGTCAAGTGGGAAAAAGACGGTCATAAATTCACAAGTAAACTACAAGGCGAATCACACCCAACACACAACGAAAAGATTGACGAAAGACCTATTGTTCTTGTAAATGTTACTTTTAATAATAAGTTCTACACAGATGTTCCTATTGGGCTCTCAACAAAAGATTCTAAAAGTACATTTCTTGTCAATAGAGATTTGATAACTAGATTTAAAGTAAATGTAAACCCAAATAGAAAGTTTGTTCTTTCTAAATGGATTGAAAGAAGTGATGGCAATGACACAGAAGGAATTAATATCAACCCATTCAAAAAATAATTTGTCTAACTGCTTGACAAATCAATCAGACTACTGTATAATAGTCTATACTAAATCATGAAAAGGAGAAACAAATGGCACAAAATCATCAAACTCAAAACCCATTATTCAAGGCACTATCTAAGCAATACGAATCAGAAGTTGCAAGTGCATATGCTACACTAGTAGTTTATTTCGATAACCCTGTTGCAATAGGCGAACACCCTCAACACTTAGATGAGATGGATAAACTAGTTGCTAAAATAGCAGATGCAGAAGATAAACTTCAAGCACTAAATAAACATTTCAATAATACACAAATATAATTAATGAAGTTCTACACAAGTGTACTTCCTTACAGAGGTCGGTTGTTAGTTCGTGGTGTCGATAAAGATGGCGCTCAAAAGAAATACAGAATTAATTATAAGCCTTCTCTCTTTATTCCAACAGGTAAAGAATCAAAGTTCAAGACTTTAGATGGTCGTAATGTCGCAAAGATAAAATTTGATAGCATTCCTGAAGCCACTAAGTGGGTAAATGAATATAAAAATGTAACAAACTTTGAATACTTTGGCAACACAAGACATCAATATCCATTTATCGCTGAGGAGTTTAAAGGCAAGATAGATTGGGATATGAATCAAATCAAATTACTTTCAATTGATATTGAGTGTGAGAGTGAGAATGGTTTCCCTAGTCCAGAAAAAGCAGACCAACCACTAATCTGTATTACAGTAAAAGACCATACATCTAAACTAATTATTGTTTTCGGTATGGGCAACTTCGTCAACGACAGAGAAGATGTTCAATACATTAACTGTTCATCTGAAACTCATCTTGTTGAAACATTCACTAAGTTTTGGGTTGAATACAATCCCGACATCATTACAGGTTGGAATGTAAAGTTCTTTGACATACCTTATCTGATGAATCGTTTTCGTTATCTTATGGGCGATGACTGGCTTAATCAATTCAGTCCGTGGGGCGTTGTTGAACAGCGTTCTGCAGCCGTCTTGTTTGCTTCGAGAGAACAACAAGTGTGGAATATAATGGGCGTTGATACACTCGACTATCTTGACTTGTATCGTAAGTTTACATTTGTCAGGCGAGAGAGTTACAAACTAGATTATATCGGCGAAGTTGAACTTGGGCAAAACAAGTTAGAGAATCCATATGATACTTTCAAAGAGTTTTATCAAAATGATTATCAACGATTTGTTGAATACAATATTCAAGATGTTGAACTCGTTGATAAGTTAGAAGATAAACTGCAACTGATTGCCTTGCATTTGACTATGGCTTATGAAGCGAAAGTCAACTATCAAGATGTGTTCGGTCAAGTAAGAATATGGGATTGTATTATCTATCATCACTTGCGTTCAAAGAACATTGTTCCGCCTGCCATACAAGAATCTAAAACTTCTAGTGGTTATGAAGGCGCCTATGTGAAAGACCCTGTTGTTGGTTTTCATGATTGGGTTTGTAGTTTTGACTTGAACAGTCTATACCCACATTTGATTATGCAGTATAACATATCGCCAGAAACTATGGTTGGTTTTGAACCTAATCGTGTCAATGTTCAAAAGATGTTAAATCAAGAATGTGATTTCTCTGACCTTGATGCTCGAACTATAACGCCAAACGGCGCTCAGTTTAGAACTGACAAACGAGGTTTTCTGCCAGAGATAATGGATACTTTATATCAAGAACGAGTTGTCTATAAAAAGAAGATGATTGAAGCACAGAAGATGTTTCAAAAGACTGGCGATAAGAAGTATGAGTTTGAGATTGCAAAGAATCACAACATTCAACTTGCAAGAAAACTTTCATTGAATAGTGCCTACGGTGCAATCGGCAATCAGTATTTCAGATACTTTGATGTTCGACATGCAGAAGGTATTACAATGGCTGGGCAACTTGCGATTCGATGGATTGAAAGAGATGTCAATGACTTTCTAAACAATCTATTAAAGACAAAGAATGTAACTTATGTTGTTGCTTCTGATACTGACTCTATCTACATTCGATTGGGTGAAGTTGTGAACGCAATATTCAAAGACAAATCTGACACAAGAAAGATTGTAAGAGTCATGGATAAGTTTTGTGAAGAAACTATACAACCTCAAATCGACAAGTCGTTTGATAAACTTGCTAAATATGTAAACGCATATGAGCAGAAGATGATTATGAAACGAGAAGTAATTGCAAACAAAGGTATCTGGACTGCAAAGAAAAGATATATTCTAAATGTTTACAATGACGAAGGTGTTGAACTGAAACAACCTAAACTTAAAATCATGGGTATCGAGGCAGTCAAAAGTTCTACACCTGCACCATGTCGTGTTAAGATTAAAGAGGCGTTAAGTATTATTATGAATCAGGACGAAGCTTCGTTGATTGAGTTTATCGAAAACTTTAGAAAAGAGTTTAAGTCGTTGCCGCCACATGAGATTGCGTTTCCTCGTTCATGCAATAATCTGAAAAAGTATACTTCGTCAACAACAATATATCAAAAATCTACACCAATGCATGTTCGTGGTGCTTTGTTATATAACAATCTGTTGAATAAACATAAGTTAAAGAAGTATGAAACTGTAAAAGAAGGCGACAAGATTAAGTTTATTAAATTGAAAGAACCTAATTCGTTGAGAGAAGATGTAGTATCTTTCATTAGTGTTCTTCCAAAAGAGTTTGATTTGCACAAGTATATTGATTATGATAATCAGTTTGATAAGTCGTTTTTAGAACCACTACGATTTATTGTTAATGCGATTGACTGGAGTTTTGAAAGACAATCGACACTAGATGATTTTTTCTAATGACAGACGAAGAACTAAAAAAATTTATTGAGTATTTTAAAGACAATATGCCAGACCCCGAACATCACCCACAGAAGGTGATATGGTTAATGAAATGGTATCAGTCAATTGTTATGAGGAATAGAGAATGAAAGAAAATGCATTTACACACTACATAAGA